CTACTCCAAAATAGTTAAAAAATTAAAGCCGCTTATAGAGTGAGTTTCTTTATCTATCTGAATATCTTTGATAACGCTCTTCCAGAAAGCTTGTTTATGGGCTTTGTCTAATTTAAGGTACAATTCCTGCCAATCGCCGCTAAATGCCGAAATAAGCGCCTTGTAGCTTTCCAAGGATACATGTTTATTCTGTGATGTACACTCTGAAAGTTTTTTGTCCAATAATTCATATTGTTCATCATAATAATTTTCAGTAATTCTTCCTTTTTGAAATAAAATATTCAGGCGTTCCATTTCTTTTTGTATAGCTTTTGCGTTATCCTGTTTTGGCATGTGCTGATTTTTGAACTCAATTTCGGTTAGCTCTTTTTCAAGTTTGTCAGTGACATGGGTCAACATATATTCTTCAATCTTATGTTCTGTTAAATGGGCACAACTATGTCTTCCGAACTTATTGCCACAGCGGTATTTAATATAAATACTTTCACCGCCATTTTTTAATTTCTGTTTCTTGCGGTAGCCAGTATAGTTGTTGCCGCACCAGGGGCATTTAATTAAGGAACTAAATATATAAGGTTCCCGGTTACTGCATGTATAAGTTTTGCTGACAGCAATCTGCCGGATTTTATTAAACTGTTCCAATGTGATGTATGGTTCGCAATAATTCAAATTATCTTTATCTTTTCCGGCGTAAGTTTCATTTTTAAAAAGGCGGTCAACTTTATTATAAGAAGGTGCTGCATCACCATATTTATCATTTAGAAATCTTATGGTTGATTTAATGGAATAGCAGTTAAGATAATGTTGGAAAGCATCATTCACAATATGAGAAACTGCATCATCTTTGACTAATCGGTTGTTTACGACTTTATAACCATAGCAGGCACAGCGACCACTGGTAACCTCACCAATGGAACGTTTATAGTTCAGGACAGCCTTTATACGCTCTGAAGTACGATCACATTCTGCCTGATTGACAGAAAGCATGATATTGATTACCATCTGGCCATTAGCAGTAGAAGAGTCGTAGCTTTCAAAAATAGTTTTCCAATAGCAGTTATGAGCCTGCAAAATTTCTTCTGTAATATTATAGTCTTTGATATTACGGAACCAGCGATCAAGTTTTGTTACCAGGATCATGTCTATTTTATCTTTTTTTACATCATCTAAAAGCCGCAGTAAATCATTGCGGTATTTCATGGATTTTCTGGCAGATATTCCTTCATCTGCATAGTAATCAACTATAATGTAGCCATTGCTTTCAGCATATTCGGTGAGTACCTTCTTTTGAGCAGGAAGGGACAGACCATTAATATGTTGTTCTTCCGTACTGACACGAATATAAATGGCACAGCGCTTGAGCTTATTCATAGTATCATCCTCCTGTACATTTTACTTATTTTGGGGCATAAAAATGCCCGGTGTTGCTGCAGGGGCGGTTTTAAAATTTTATTAAAAAATAATCGCCCCTTCGGTTCCCTTGGTAAATATATTATTTGCTATATGTTCATATTGAATTGACGTGCATTAAGGTGTTAAACACTGTTTTTTAATCAATACAGTGTTCAATATATTTTATCCATTTTGGAATATGAGTTATATACTCATCTAACGACAAATCACACAATTTATTCACTTCAAAAGGTTCATTTATTATTTGCATATATGTTTTTCGACCATGCAGCTTTATTCTTCCAATTGGAAAGTCCTGATAGTGTATTGAAAAACTTTTATTCGACATAGGCTCAAAATAAAAGTTTTTTGGTTCTAAATTATTTTCTAAAGCATTTAAAATAAGTTCTCTAAAGAACTTGTCCTCATCATCAGATGTTTCAAATGCTACGCCACCCCCCATTTTCCTTTTTACACTTTTGGTTAATATATCGATTAGAATATTTTGTAAATTTGAGGTTTGTGCATCTAGGGTAGTTTTGTTAGGTCTCTCAATATCAATTTTATCTCTAACAATGTTTTCAATATGCAATATATTTTCTTCAGTCATTTTATCAGTATATTTAAGGAGAGTATCATAAAATATTTGATAGTGGTTTCGCTTACCCTTTTCTGTTTTTAATGAACTTGCCTTTTTTATGGTAGAATTCCAGTATCGATCAATAAAGGTATTGGTAGCTAGAGTTTTTTTCCTTATGGCACTACTTAACTGTTGGGTTGGCGAATATGTGTTAAATTTCACATATTTCTCATATTTAGATAATAAGGTTAGCTTTTCAATTAAGAGATCATATCTACTAAAAAAGGTGTCAGGAACTGACGTGCTGTTTATTAATTCCATGCAATCATGAGCTATTTCACTTTGTTGCGGTATTACAAATGCTGATTGAGATTTAAGTTGTTTTTCGTTAAATCGTAATTTTGTACTGCCAGGGTATAATAAATTTTGCCAAGCTAATAAATCTTGCGCCTGTTCATTATCATGCGGTAGGGTAATTTCTGTAGCGTTTGTTAATTTTTGGGGCTCATCTTTCTTATGTTGTTTGGATGTTAGTTTGTAAAGTAGGATAAGTACTGAACATGGTATGAAATAAACTATAATAACAATAATCCAATCTAAGAGAGAGTAATGATTGGCATTTTGGATAATTCCGGTCAATGTCAAGATAGACCATAATATCAGGCATAAATATACTAATACTTTTTTCATTTTGTCCTCATTTGTTTTTTGGTATTATAATTTTCCCCGTAGTTCAATTACCTTTCCAATGATCCTTACAGGTTTCTCTTCAATTTCTTCATTAGTAAACATCATCTATGAGCATCAAATTCGATTTTATCTACATTTACTTTATTAAAATCTTTTCCTAAAATATGCTTCAAGGCATGTATAAAGGCTTTTTGTTGTGCTTCTCTTGAAAGAGACGTTTCAATAAATATTGTATAGCTTCCATCATTATTTTCAGTAACAGCTTCTTTTGTCCGTGTATTTGGGAAATTTATAAGCTGTACTTGATAATCAATTATCATAATGTTGTTCCTTTCGTTTCAGGGCTAAAAGCATATCGTGAACAGTCCTTAAATCTTCTGGTTCAGCATCTCGGGCTGTATCAAAGAGAAGACGTAGTTCTTTGTTCTCAAAAATATCTTGCGCTATTTTAGTGGTTTCTGCATTGAGGTAGTAAGTTTCACCACCTTCTTTTTCTTCACCAGTGGTGAGATATTCAACGGAGACACCTAAAAAATTTGCTATTTTAATCATTTTTTCTGTATTTGGCTTACTTTTCCCTTTTTTCCACTCTGAAAAAACAGGTGACTTTATTCCAGTTGCTCTTGTTACATCAGCAGCTTTCAAGCCCTTTTTTTCTAGTAATTCAGCAAATATTTCATACATAAATAATTTCCTCATAAAAATATCTAGGAATTTCTAAAAAAGTGCTTGACAATATAGAGTATCCTATATATAATGAGGATACAAGTTAGGAAATCCTAGAATTTAACAATATGTTTGTGGTTATTCATATTATATAGGATTTTCTAACTAAAATCAATAGAAAAGTTAGGAAAGGAGGAAATTTATGTTTTCTTACAAAAAGTTTGCTGAGCTTTTGAAGAGAAACAACATAACTGCTTATCAGGTATCTAAGGATACAGGAATATATTCAACGCTTTTTTCGGATTGGAAATCTGGAAAAAGCAAGCCCAAGGTTGATAAAATCAAAATCCTTGCTGACTACTTTGGAGTATCTATTGATTACTTCTTAGATGATACCAAAGAAGCAGTCCAATAAACAGGACGGAAATGAGTAATCTATGAACCCAAAATGTTTTGACTGTTCAATATGTAGATACCGTTACATACATTTCCCCAACATGGATGATTATGAGATATCTATGCAGGAAAGCTTATGCGACGGTGAAGATTATGAGGAAGAGCAGTAGAAATAAAGTAGAGAGGAAGGTAAGAGGGATGCAAAAAGAGAATTTAAGAGACTATACCAGAATTGTAGTTGAAACAGATGAAGAAAACCCCATAACCATAGCGGATGTAACTGTTAATGAGATACAAGTTGCAGATGGTTATAGGGTTCGGTTGGCACCTCAATACAATTAATGTTCGGTGTCGCGTGGTGGACATGGATCATTGCCATAGCTATCCTTTGAGCGAATTTGACCATTTCGCCCTTGAATAATTACTTCACTTTTTTGATTAATGGCAATATCTCTGGCATAGGCAGCAGCATCTTTTTGAGTATCAAATAATTTTGTGTCTTTTTGATTGCCTTCACCATGAACAGCCCATTTATTATCACGGGGCGAAACCCATTGATTTTTACCCATAATGAGTTCTCCTTTCTCTAGTACTCGGGCATGGTGGTGCCCTGTAAGTACAGTATGAAGTTAAGGGGAAATATCATCAATGGAATTATAGGTGCAAAAATAAGAAAGATGTACAACCAGTTATTCATAAATTAAAGCAGGAGGGAGGCCTATGGAAAATCAGTTTGATATGGAAGTAACAGATGAACGTTCTAATTATATGAAAAATCTGTTAGTGAAGCTTTATGCAGATCAGATTGGAATGGAAGTAAAAAGTATTAAGGTCAGACCTGCAGATAAAAAAACAAGTGCGCCGGCATAAACCGGCCATGAAGGACAAGTTGTGTTTAATCTAAAGTTTTTGTTAAAAGAAAAAGCCTTGACCAGAGTTGCAACTCCGTCAAGACAACGTACCCTATCCACAATATTTGTACTGGATACATTTATATTATAGTAGTTTTCGGTCAGAAAGGAAAGAAGAAAATGAGTGAATATGATTTTTTTGTACAGTTTATTCCAATAATTGCAAAAATAATTGTAAAGTGCCGGAAAATGGACGAAACCGTGTTTGAAAAGTGGAAACAGGATGTAATTCAAGGCGCTCCAAATGATGTGAAAGAGTTTATCAAAAAGATAATTATTGTAATTGATATGCATGTAGGGAGTTCAATAGGGAGTAATTGCTAGATAGATTAATATTGAGTGGCGCAAATTGAGATCGTTGTTTTGAAAAATTTAAGATGATACATAAAGGTGGTGGCTTTGTTTCTATCTTAGGGTGGGAAAAGCATCAAAGTTGTAAAGGAAGTGATAAGTAAATGTCAAGACCGAGAAAAGCGGGTATTGAATATTTTCCATTTGATACAGACTTTTTCTCGGATAAAAAAATCAGGATTTTGAAAAGCCGGTTTGGGGCAGATGGAATAATCATATACATATATCTTCTTTGCGAGATATATAGGAATGGATATTATATAAGAATTGATGAGGATTATGAGTATATTATTGCTGACGATTTAAAAATGAGCAATGAAAAGGTAAAGCAGGTAATGAAATTCTTGTTGGAACGGTCACTGTTAGACAATACACTTTTCCAGTCGGACACTATCATTACTTCCCTGGGAATACAGAGACGATTTCAGGAGGCGGTTAAGGGAAGAGCCTCAAAATCGAAAATAGAGGTTGAAGAAAAATATTGGCTTTTGCCAGAAAAGGAAACGCAGCCTTTTATTAAGTGTACCCATAACCCTGATTATTCTGAGAAAAACATTAGTTATTCCGAGAAAAACCCTAGTTATTCCGAGAAAAATGACACAAAGGAAAGTAAAGTAAATAAAAGTAAAGGAAATGAAAGTACTGTTACAGTTTCTAATGAAACTGTTTGTCAAGCTGACGTCCGACATATCGTTGAAGCATGGAACGGATTGGAAATATATGGAGTAAAATCCATATCAAGACTGTCTAGCGGTTCACAGCGTTACCAAAGGCTTGCTGCGAGGATAAGGCAGTACAGTGTTGAAGATGTGCTGTCTGCCATTAACAGAATTAAACTAAGTGATTTCCTGCAGGGAAAGAACAATAAAGGCTGGACGGTAACCTTTGACTGGTTTGTTCTTCCTAATAATTTCCCCAAGGTTTTAGAAGGAAATTATGACAACAGGGAGGGAACGGGAAGCACCGGACAAAATGCCAATACGGTTTATGAGCAGTTTTTAAGGAGACAGGAGGCAAAGAACAATGAACACTAATGAGTTTTTGGAGATTATTGAGAGTATTAAAAGCATATACGGTACCAGACTCTGGAATATACAGGAAAGCGCACTTGATATGTGGTTTGATTGTCTTAAGGATTTAAATGCAGATATGCTGCGGGAGGCAGTTATAAATTATGCCAAGAAAAGTGAATATCCGCCCACGGTTGCGGCGCTCAGAAAGGAGTATGAGGTAATTGCCGAAACAGAGCATAAATACAAGGAGGAATTAAAAAGGCTGTATAATATGACATTATCTTTTTATCCTTCTGCTGTAGACAGTGATCTGACAAGAAGAATATATGCAGAGCGTCTTAAAAGCATTCCCAGAGAAAGCCGGTTAAACTATGCAAGAAGTCTTTTGCAGCAAACATGTATATTTGTAAGGGATTGCGAAAACAGTGGTATCAGCAATATTCCTGACTTTACACAATTTTTGAAAGGTGAGGTTGGAAAATGAGCTATTTGGCAGAACAGAATGTTATAGGTGCATTATTTCTTGATCTTAACAATATGGACAGTATTTATTCACTACTTTCTGCGGAGATGTTTGAGGATGCACTGCTTGGACGAATGTATCTTGAATTTCAACGGGCATATGATAACAGCTATCAGGTGAGCCCGGCGGTAATAATACAGAAACTGGCAGATGGAGGCTTCCCGGAACAGACTGTTGCGGAGGTAATTAAAAAGAGCATGCTTGAGGTAGTGACAGGGGTGGTCATAAAAAGTAATGCATCTGTTATTGTAAATGAGTACAAGGCTCATAGGCTTGACAAAATTTTAAATGCGGTAAAAGTATCGCCTGATGGAATTGAGAGGAAAATTGGTGCGCTTATCGCTGATTTGGAAGGACTTAAGGATAACAGGCAGCCTACAGCAAAAGCATTGTCAGCTATATCAGTAGAGAACAAAGGCAGATATTTTACGGATAATGGTTTCAGTAATACTTATTTAGGCTTTCCAAGGCTTGATGATATGATTGGCAGCCTTGAGGGTGGTGATGTAATTGTGATTGGTGCCCGGCCCGGGGTGGGAAAATCAGCCTTTGTGACACAAGTTACTGCAAATCTGGACAAGCAGGGAAAGAGGATAGGGTTTTATAATCTGGAGATGCAGGAAAAACAGATATATGAACGTTTTGTGGTATCCCAGAGCGGAATTGATCTTACCAGACTTCGAAGGGCAAAAAGGTTTTTGGGTGATGAAAAGGAACGCTTTGACAAGGCAAATGCAGTATTGGAAAAGAAAGATAACATTGTAATCACTACTGGAAGTAAGACTGTAAGCGAGATACGCAGTGAAAGCCGGCATATGGGATATGACGTTATTATTATTGATTATCTGCAGCTCCTTAGACCGGATAAAGAATATCGTGGTAACAGATATGCAGAGGTTGGAGCAATTTCAAAAGCGATTAAGGCATTAGCTATGGAGCTGAATATTCCGATTATTGCGCTTTCGCAGCTTAACAGAGCATCCGAGGTAAGAGAGACCAAGGAACCCACAATGGCAGAGCTCAGGGAGGCAGGAGATATTGAACAGGATGCCAGTGTAATTATCCTGATGTGGAATTTATCGAAGGATGATAAAACCAAAAAAGGCTGTAAGGTGGAAAAGCAGCGTCAGGGAAAAACCGGTACGGTAGTACTGAACTTTAACGGTGATCTGATGCGGTTTGAGGAAAAAGAGGAGAGTATAAAAGAAGCACGGGAGTGGGAGAAAGTCACGGATGATGATTTCCCTTTTGGATGAGGTAAGTAAATGGCAGAGGTAAGATTTGCGAAAGGTTCCGAAGAGAGACAATTATTTATAGATTATTGTTCCCTTTGTCAGAAATACTGGGAGCCAGAGGATAATGATGACTATTGGGAAAGCCTGACAAGAGATGCGGATGAATTCTATAAGAAATATAATACGGATTTTGCAAAGGGTTTGGCATTACAACTTGTGAATGAAGCAGAGAGAAAGCATTACAAGCGGTGATGGTAATAAGATTATGGAATTTTTTAAAGATTTGGCAGATTATAACTGTGTAATAAAAAAGTTCTTAAGATTGCAAGGGAAGGTGAAATAAATGAAGATAGTAAGGAAATACGCTGAATTTGTTGGATATATGATATATCATGGGGAACGGTTTGATGAATGGCGCTGCCCTAATAAAAAGTGTGGTTTAAGCGTTGCAGAAGACTATACTTACTGCCCTCATTGTGGTCAAAAAATAAAGTTCAAGAAACCGGAACCAGTACGAATGATACATATTTCCATAAATGCAAATGGAGTCAATGAGGCAAATTACAAAAATAGTTGAAATAGGATTTTAATGGAATATTTGAATGTGATAATACGGTATAAAGTATAGCGAATTTATAAAATATAGGGAATAGAAGTAAAGATGGAAAAATTGCAGGATACAAACAGAGTTATTGCTGAATTAGAGAAACAGGAAAACGATAAACAGGCACCATGGATACGCTGTTGTGATATGCTCCCAGAAGATAAGCAATTAGTATGGGTTTCAGTTAAATATCAGGGCGGAAAAACTGAGAGCGTAGAAGGAATTTTTATTAATGGAGAATTGTGCCGCATGAATGGGATCGGACTGGGATTGATTGCTGAAGCATGGATGCCAAGATATATACCGGTTCCATACAAGGGAGAACAGCGTGAGGGTTAAAGCAATACTAAAAGTGCTAGGTGTGAAATGTGTCTTTTGATGTATAAATAAAGGTATATTTGTTCCTTGATAATTTAATATTGACGGTTGAAGTGGTACAATTTTATTATTACAAAAGAAAGGGGAACTTATATGTCGGAGGATAAGAATATAAATGTTTCGATTGTTCCTAAATTTGCAGAAACAGCATTGGAAAATGTATTGGAAGAACCAAGTAAAGCGGTTGGTTCAACTTTTAATGATATATGGTTTCTGACATTAGGTGGGCCTATAGGGCAACTTGCAGAAAAGAGAAAAATGAAATATGCTGCTGATTTGGAGGCCTATAAAAAGGAAATTGAGGAAGAAATTAGTAAAGTTCCAAATGAAAAAAGATGTGAAGTTGATATACAAATAATAGGTTCCATTATGGAAGCATCAAAGTTTTGCATAGAAAAAGAAGAACTTAGGAATATGTTTTCTAAATTAATTGCTTCCTCAATGAATACGGAGCGAGAAGTGAGTGTTCATCCTGCCTTTCCTGATATGATAAGACAATTATGTCCAGATGAAGCAAAAATTTTAAAATATTTAAAAAGTAAATTGAGCGAAAACGACAATAAGTTTGCTTTGGTTGATATTAGATACTTGGGAGAAAAGACCTTTAAAAACGACAATGGTAGTGATATTGTAAAAACGATTGATATGATTAATGAAACTGTACGGACAGTAGGAGTAACTCTTTCAACTAAGGATATGGATAGGGAGAGAACCGTTTTTTCTGATGTTACTGATTTGGGCATATTAAGTGAATGTGAAAAGTCCTCAAATATATCAAGTTACTTACAAAATCTAGAAAAAATGAGAATAATAGATATAGTGAATAAAGAAATTGTATTTAGGGATGATTATTATCGCATAATAAATAGCGAATTTATTAAATCATTTCTATTTTCAGCAGATGTTTATTCGAGTAGAACAAAAAGAACTTTTGGATTTATAAAAAAATATTTTAAGCTAACAAGCTTTGGAATAGATTTTGTCAATACATGTATTGAATAAAAACTCAAAACCAACCGTCATTATTCGATGGTTGGTATTTTTATGCGTAAAAAATAGAGAAAAATCAAGAGGGAGTGGTCAGATTGGATAATTGCAGGTTATCAAAAAATGAAGAAATAGAAAGAAAAAAGGAATACTTAAAAGGGTATGGGGAAATTGTGCGACAGATGGAGCGGAGCGAACTCATTATCCGGGAAATGCGTCTTAATAGAATGATGCCAGCAGTTGTTAATGACGGTATGCCTCATGCACATAATAATACTGACCTTTCTTCTTATGCCTCTATGTTGGATCAAGAGGAAAAGAGGTATTTTAAATACAGGTATCAGCGAATTAAGAAGTGCAAGGAGATCAGGGACAAAATAGAGGGGCTTACAAGTGAGGATGAAAAGGACGTTCTATTGTATCGCTATATAAAGCTGATGAAATGGGAGGATATTTGTGTAAAGATGCAATACAGTTGGCAGCATATTCATAGAATTCATGCAAAAGCATTAAAAAATTTTAAGATGTGATTAAATGTTACTGTTTGTTTATGTTATAGTATAGGCTGCGAAGAATAAAAAACTTTCCCCAATACATTAAGGCATCTGACTGTTGTTACAGTTGGGTGCCTTAAATATTACCTACAGGTAATGTTATTTTGTCATATTTTGGTGTATGATGTAGAAAAATGTATTGGAGGAATTATCATGTTTTTAAAAGATTATCAATTTGGGTTTGCAGATGCAACAAAAGAATATTCGAGGATCCCAGAATTGTTTGAGTGTGCTTTTTGTGATCCCAGAAATATTGCAGAAAAGTTATTACATTCGTATGAATTTTTACTTATAGGAAGGAAAGGTGTTGGCAAATCAGCATATTGTTCTAAAATCCAATCTTTAGCAGATGGAAGTGATTGCTTGTTTGCAGTTCCAATGAATTTTAATGATTTTGAGTTCTCAACATTTGCAAAAACGGGAATTGATAGTGAGGTTGTAGGTACTCAGAAATATAAGACATCGTGGGATTTTTTATTACTAATATCTGTATACAAATTTTTATTTAACACATTGCAAATGACAGAATCTAAAGAAGTGAATAATATTGTTTTTTTATTAGATAATTTAGGTTTTCAACTAGAGTCGGGAATTAAAGCAGATGTAACAAAACTTACCAAAATAAAAATTGGGGCAGAAGTGGCAAAATTTGATATTGAATTTGAAAGAGAGTTTAAAACAACTCCGAAATCTTTTTTAGAGAGAATATCACTTGTGAATGAAAAAATGTTAATAAATCTATGCAATGTGGAATTAAATGGCAGGGAAGTTGTTATTATTATTGATGGGTTTGATGACATATTAAGATATAAGAAAAACAAAATGGAAATTATTGCAAGTCTTATTAGAAGTGCAGATTATATAAATGAAAAGTTTTATTCAAAAAAAATTGATATTAAAATTTTAATATTAATACGAGAAGATTTAATTGCACTTGTTACTGATCCGGATTTAAACAAGATAATTCATGATAGTTCAATAACCATATCATGGAATAAGCATTTAGGAGATTTAAAAGAAATTGTTAATTTGAGATTTTCCATGTCAGGGATCCCAAATGAGCAGATAAATAATTGGTGGTACAGTATATTTCCAAGAAAAATTAGGGGGAAAGATTCTTGGGATTATGTGCTGGACTATACATTGTTTAAACCAAGAGATGTATTGCAATTTATGAAATATTGCCAGTCTGAGTATCCTAATAAAGAAGCATTAACTTTGTCAGAAATGCAAAATGCTTTAAAGATTTATTCCAATAGGTATTTTATTGAAGAAATGAAGAATGAATTAGCGGGTTTTATTGATGATGAATTAATAATATCTATTCCTTCAATATTTAGAAGACTTGGTGGAAGAGCATTTGGGATATCTGATATAAATCGCCTAACTAATGAGCAAAACCCAGGTAAAAAAGTTTCCATTGAAGAAACAAAAATAATGCTAATGTATTTATTTGAAGCAGGCTATATAGGTCAGTTAATTTCTAATGGAAAAGAAAGAAAAAGATCAGTAATTTTTAAGTATAGAAACCCAACTGCTAGAATTGACTATTATCAGCAATTTATTACGCACCAAGGATTACACAGTGGATTAGGTGTGAGGATATAATAAGGCTCCCCGGACGAGCCGGACGGGAGCCTAATGAGTAATTACTCTAAACTATTATATCTTAGTATATTAAAAATATGCATAGTTGGCAATATATGTTTAGAAAAAATAACTAGAAGATAATTCTGCGCATTCTTCTGTTTCTTTAGATAAGTGAATGATATGATGAAGTTGTGCTAGCATGAAAGAACTAAAACAGATAGTAATGTTAAATTTGAAGTCATAGAACCTAAAATAAGGCAAATTTAAGCAGTCCATAGGGCTGCTTTTCTATATTCTAAAAACAAACGAATGAGAGGTGGTGATTGTGCCAAGACTTAGAAATCCAAACCGTGCCAAAGCCCTTGAAATCTACAAGGAGCACGACGGAAATATTACAAACAGGGAGATTGCAAATCTTCTAGGCGAGGATGAAAAGGTTATAGCAGTCTGGAAGAGCAGAGATAAATGGAATGTTGTACAACAATCAAATGAAAGTTGTACAACAAATAAATACAACGATAAAAAAGATAACAAAGTAAAAGCTGTTGCAGAAGAGGTAAATGAGGTATTAGAAAATGCTGATTTGACCGATAGGCAGCGGCTTTTTTGCTTACATTATATCCGCTGTTTCAATGCGACAAAAGCGTATCAGAAAGCTTATGGATGTGATTATGTGGTGGCCGCAGTTAATGGCCCTAGGATGCTAGGAAATGCTAGAGTAAAAGAAGAAATTTTAAGACTTAAGCAGGAACGATTTAATAGGGAGCTTCTGTCGGAGGCAGATATCTTTCAGAAGTACATGGATATCGCCTTTGCTGACATTACTGATTATGTAGAATTTGGACAAGAGACGGTTCCGGTTATGGGACCATTCGGCCCGATTATTGTCAAAAATGATGAAACGGGGGAAAAGCGAGAACTTAAGAAAGAAATTAATGTAGTCCGTTTCAGGAAAAGTGCAGAAGTGGATGGAACCTTGATTACTGAGGTTAAACAGGGGAAAGACGGAGCCAGTATAAAGCTGGCAGACCGGATGAAAGCCTTACAGTGGATTGCAGACCATATGGATCTTGCTACAGAGGAGCAGAGAGCCAGAATAGATATACTAAAAGCTAAGGTACAGCCGGGTGATTCTGGTGAGACAGGAGATGATGGCTTCCTGGATGCATTAAATAACAGCGCTGTGGAGGACTGGGCAGATGAAGATATTGCAGACATTTAAGTTTAAGCCATTTTCCCAGAAGCAGCGCAAGGTTCTTAACTGGTGGTGTCCCAGTTCTCCAGTAAAAGATTATGACGGTATTATAGCGGATGGTGCTATCAGGTCAGGTAAGACTGTCAGTATGTCATTATCGTTTGTTATGTGGGCAATGACATACTTCCAAGGACAGAATTTTGGCATGTGCGGTAAAACAATTGGTTCATTCCGCAGAAATGTACTATTCTGGCTAAAACTGATGTTGAGGAGTCGGGGGTACGGGGTATCTGATCGCAGAGCCGACAATTTGATCATAATCACCAGACAAGGAATAGAAAATTATTTTTATATTTTTGGAGGGAAGGATGAACGTTCACAAGACCTTATCCAAGGGATTACCCTTGCCGGAGTATTTTTTGATGAAGTTGCACTGATGCCGGAAAGCTTTGTCAATCAGGCTACTGGGCGTTGCTCAGTAAGCGGGTCAAAGTTTTGGTTTAACTGCAATCCTGATGGGCCATATCATTGGTTCAAGGTGAAATGGATAGATAAATCAATAGGTTATCTTGGGAAAAAGAAAGCAGCACAAATAAAGGAAGAGGCTGACAGGGAAAATAGGGATGCCGGATTAAAAAAACTGCTGTACATTCATTTTTTAATGGATGATAACCTAAGCCTTTCAGAAGAGATTAAAGCAAGATACCGCAATAATTATACGGGGGTTTTCTTTAAGCGGTATATTATGGGATTGTGGGCTATGGCAGAGGGCATTATTTACGATATGTTCAATGCGGATAAGCATGCAGTCAATACGGATGAGCTGGCAGCAAAATACAAACAAAAGACAGGTGAAGAATTCTGGACGGAAGAAAGATATGTTAGCTGTGACTATGGTACACAGAATCCGACGGTATTTCTTTTGTGGAATAGGGGCAGAGATAAAAAGTGGTATTGTAGAAAGGAATATTATTATTCGGGACGGGATAAAGGAACGCAGAGGACTGATGCAGAGTTTTCATCCGAACTTACAAAGTGGCTTAACGGAATAAAAATCCGTGCGGTTATTTTAGACCCTTCGGCAGCAAGCTTTAAAGCACAGCTTGAAAAAGACGGATATAAGGTAAAAAAAGCAAAAAATGATGTGTTAGACGGAATCCGGTTTGTAGCAACGCTTCTAAATCAGGGTTCTATTTTATTTGATAAAACATGCGTTGAGGTCAATAAAGAGTTTGCTTCTTATATTTGGGATGCAAAGGCAGGAGAAAGAGGGGAAGATAAGCCGGTAAAAGAACATGACCACTGCATGGACAGCCTGCGGTATTTTGCATATACGATTATCCGCAAGCCTTCTGGGGTTAACATATTGAAATAAGAGGTAGGAAAATGGATATTGAGGTTGTTAAAAAGCTGATTAAAAAATACGCAAGAGGACACTCTGATTTTATTATTAAAGCGGACGAGGCTGATCGTTACTACAGGAACGAAACAGACGTGTTAAGGGAGAAATCTAAAAAGGAAAAGCAGGAAAAAGGCGAGGAAGGAAAGACACCGCTTAGAAATGCAGATAATAGAATTCCTTTTAATTTTCATGGACTGTTGGTTAACCAGAAAGCCGCTTATATGTTTACAGCACCTCCAGTCTTTGATCTTGGAGATAAAAAAGCCAATATAAAATTACAAAAATTTCTAGGGGACAAATATTCCAAGGTATGTAAGGATTTGTGTGTGGAGGCTTCTAATAGTACTGTGGCATGGCTTCACGTATGGAAACGTGAAGACGGTACATACAATTATGTAGTTGTGCCATCTGTCCAGATTATACCAATATGGGATAAAAGTCTGGAAAAGAAATTATTGGCAGTGCTTAGGACATACCTTGATATTGATGAGCAAAGCGGAGACAGTTATATAATATACGAATACTGGACCGAAAGTGAATGCTATGCTTATCGTGTGAAGACAGGAGAAGAGATTGAAAAACTTGCACCCTATGGAATGTTCTGCATAAATGACGGAAACCGTGAATTATCTGAGTGTTATGAGCATGGAATAGGGGAAGTCCCATTTTTTGCCTTTTTCAACAACAATATTGGTACAAATGATTTGAAAAATATTAAGCCTCTGATAGATGTTTATTGCAAAGTATTTTCCGGGTTTGTAAACGATCTTGAAGATATTCAGGAAATTATTTTTGTGCTGACAAATTATGGGGGAGAAAACCTAAACGAATTTTTAGAAGATCTAAAATATTATAAGGCTATTAAAGTGGAGAATGACGGAGACGGAGATAAATCAGGAGTGTCCACGCTTACCATTGAAATCCCTGTAGAAGCCAGAGAAAAACTGCTTACGATTACCCGGAAATGTATATTTGAGCAGGGACAGGGAATAGACCCTGATCCACAGAATTTTGGAAACAGCTCAGGCGTTGCCCTGAGTTTTCTTTATTCCCTGCTCGAATTGAAATCAGGACTACAGGAAACCGAGTTCCGTCCAAGTTTCGGACGGTTTATCCGGTGTGTATGCCGCATACAAAATATTAACATCAAGGATGATATAATTACGCAGACATGGACCCGTACATCCGTCAGAAATGATCAGGAACTTGCCACGATAGCAGCAACCAGCAGTGGTATTATTTCTAATGAAACCATTTATGAACATCATCCATGGGTTGAAAGTGTGGAAAAGGAAAAGCAAAGGCTCCAAGCGGAAGCAGCCGGAGAACTGGAAAGAACTGATGAGTATCAGGACGCTTTCAAAAAGAAAGATGGTGAAATAATAGATGCCGAAGAATAATGATTACTGGAAAGAGCGTATGGAAGCGTTGGAGGATGAACAGTATCAGGAAAGCATAGAATATTTCGAGGATATTAAGGAGCAGTTCAAAAGGGCACAAAAGAGCATTCAGGACGATATTGAAAAATGGTATTACCGGCTGGCAGAAAATAATGAAATCAGTTATGCGGAAGCTAAGAAGCTTTTGAAAAAAGCTGAACTGGAGGAGTTTCAATGGACTCTTGAACAGTATATTCAGAAAGGAAAAGAAAATGCAGTTTCTGGAGAATGGATAACGGAACTTGAAAATGCCTCAGCAAAATATCACATTAGCTATCTTGAAGCAATGAAAGTGCAGATACAGCAGCATGCGGAGCTTCTTTATAGTGAATTTGAAAAGGGCGTAACAGATTTTTTGAAGGAAATATTTAAGGACCAGTTTTATAAAACAGCTTTTGAGGTGGTCAAAGGTATAGGGGTTGGATACAGTCTTGCAGTTATAGATACAAGAAAAATAGATACCATACTGAAACAGCCTTGGGCGCAGGACGGAAAAGCGTTTTCTGATCGGATATGGCAGAATAAGGAGAAACTGGTAAGAGAACTGCATACAGAGCTTACCCAGAACATTATCAGGGGAGCATCTCCACAGAAGGCAATTAATAATCTGGCTAAGAAAATGAATGTCAGCAGGAGTCAGGCAGGTAATCTGATCATGACAGAGTCGGCAGCCATTTCAGCAAAGGCCAGAAAAGACTGCTTTGAAGAGTTGGACATTGAAAGATATCAGTTTGATGCCACATTAGATGGCAAGACTTGCGAAGTGTGCGGATCAATGGATGGAAAAGTTTTTAAAATGTCAGAATATGAAATCGGTATCACTGCAAATCCTATCCATCCAAGATGTAGATGTTGTACAGTGCCTTATTATGACAATTGGGAAGAATTGGGCATCAATCCTAAAAGAGTTGCCAGAGACCCGATTACGGGCAAAGAATATAAGGTTCCTGCTGATATGACCTATCAGGAGTGGCGTGAAAAGTATGTATTAACTGATTTAGAGGAAGGGGCATTGGTTAGATATGTCAGCCCGGATTCCTATTCTCTGAATGATAAATTGCGCAGAGGTGAAAAACTCACAGAAAACGAGAAAGCATGGGCACAGGAAATTAATAGTGCACTGAAAAAATTGCCAGATTACGAGGGAAATCTTAACAGATCGCTTACCTTTATACATGAAGATGATGCAAGAAATGTGTTTGATAGTTTTCAAATTGGTGGGAAATTTATTTCAAAACAATATTTGTCAACTACAAAGCAAGGGGTATATAATGAAGATGCACAGATACAAATATATATTCAAAATGCAACGAAAGGTAAGGACCTTGGCAGTTTGAATTCTAGGGAAAAAGAAGTGCTATATCCGCTTGAAAGTCAGTTTAAAGTCCTTAATAAGGTAGAAAAAGATGGAAAATTCTTTGTATTAATGAAGGAGGAATAAACATGTCATTAACAGCGAGGGAATGGCTTTTGTTGCCTAATGAAGAACAGGAGAAAAGAGGCACAGAGCTTTCAGAACATGAATGTTTTCTTCTGCGTACAGAACTTAGCATGATTCACTTTTCAGAGGAAGAGAAAAAAAATATGACAGAAGAGGAAAAATATAAATTTACACATCCAAAGCAATATACACCAGAGGAACGTGAGGCTTTTAATCAAGAATGCACACAGATATTTGAAGAGATGAAGAAAGAGGTTGCTGAAAAATCATAGGGCAGGTTCAAAATAAAAAGTTGTACCAGTACAACTCATAAAGTAATGATAATCAGAACGCTTGGCAGCAGGCGTTCTTTTTATATGCCTTTTTCCGCAGGCATAAAAGAACGGTAACTACTCTGACCGGGAGAATAAACCGGTGAATCCCAATACCCGGAGAGCGGGAATAAAAATCTATGGAGGAAAAAAGAGAATGGACTGGTTAAAAGAGATTTTGGAAAAAGCAGCTGTTACAGATGGCAAGTTGGATGTGGAAGCGGTAATGAAGCAGGTCAGCGCTGAATTCCCCAAGCATGCAGTACCCAAAAGTGATTTCAATGACAAAGTAAAGGAACTTGAAACTGCCAATACGACCATCACCAATTTGAAAAAAGATAATGGTGATAATGAAGAGTTACAGAGACAGGTTAATGACTATGAGATTGAAGTCAAAAATTTGAAAAAAGCTGCAGAGGACACGGTGAAGACTTATGCCTTAAGGGAGAAGCTTTCTAAATCGGGAGTGCTTGATCCTGATTACTTGATTTATAAGCATGGAGGGATCGAAAAATTTAGTTTTGACAAGGGAAATCAGCCGGTGGGCATAGATGAAGTTTTAAAGGCCTACAAGGAAGATACTTCCCTGTCGCATCTGTTTAAAACAGATGGCGGTTATCAGCCGGCAGGAGGAGAAAAACCGCCTGCACAAAATCCATTCGCAAAAGAAACTTATAACATGACTGAGCAGGGCAGACTGCTTAGGAGCAACCCGGAGCAGGCAAGAGCATTGGCAGCCGCAGCCGGAGTCACTATTTAAGGAGGAATTGAATTATGCCAATCACAAAAATTGCAGATGTAATTGTACCTGAGTTGTTTACTCCTTATGTTGTTAACAGAACAATGGAGTTATCAGCTTTTTACCAGAGCGGGATTGTAGTAAACACCCCGGAGTTTGACAAGCTGGCGAGTGAGGCAGCCAGAACACATAATATGCCCTTTTTTGAGGATTTGCAGGGAGAGTCCGAAGCAACCCTTGAAGATGTGAAAATGACACCGAAAAAAATCGGATCTAATAAGGATGTGTCAACAACCATCCTGCGTCAAAATATGTGGGGTTCGTCTAATCTGTCAGCAGCGCTTGCGGGAAAAGATCCGGCAAAGGCAATCGGCGATCTGGTTGCCGGTTATTGGGCAAGGGATATGCAGAAAGAGTTAATTGCTATTTTATCGGGGGTATTCGGAAGCTATACGCCGGAAGGCGGTACGGAGACCACTCCCATGAAAGATCATATCCTTGACTTGACTAAGCAGACATCTGCAGCAGCAAAATGTATCAGTGCGGAAGCAATGATTGATGGATGCCAGCTTTTAGGAGATGCGCAGGGGCAGTTATCTGGTATAGCAATGCATTCCGCAACCAAAAGTTACTTGAAAAAGAAAGAGCTGATTGAAACCAGAAGAAATTCTGAAAATGTGGAATTTGATTATTATCAAGGACGCAGGGTAACTGTTGATGATGGGTGCCCGGTAACCAAAGATGGTGTTTACACAACCTATTTGTTTGGAAATGGCGCAATTGCATACGGAAACGGAAATCCTGTAGGGCATGTGGGCACCGAAGTAGACAGAGACAAACAGACCGGCGGCGGTATCGATTATCTGATCAGCCGAAAAGCTTTTATTCTTCATCCCCGAGGAATTGCTTATACCGGAAAAGTAAGGAAAAATGTGGAAACGCCGCTTCGTACAGAACTTGCAATGGCGCAGAATTGGAATCCTGTTTATGAGTCTAAGCAGCTTCGCATTGTTGCCATTAAGCATAAGATTGCATAGGGGACACATTATGGAGCTTAAGGAGATAAAAAAACTTCTGGGGGTATCGGAAAACGATACCTCCAAGGATGTCTCCCTTCAATTTGTCATTGATGTTGTGGTTGAGACGGTGCTGAATTACTGTAATTTGAGTGAACTGCCAGATGGCCTTATTCGTACCTGCTATCGAATGGCAATTGACCTTTACCGTTACGAAAAGCCTGCTGATGCGGGAGCGCCCTTAAGGATATCCTCTATCACTGAAGGAGATACATCTACAAGCTTTGCGGCTTTAAGTGATGTTTTAAATGGAACGATATTAAAGGACTATAAAAAGCAGTTGAACCGTTACAGGAGGATAAATCATGATTGATCATGAACTGCTGGAGCAGGCAAGAATGGCACACAGGCAGGCTGTGGAAATGATGTATGAAGGGAGTTGCACTATTTATGAGAAAAGAGGAGTCACAGATCCGGAGACCAAGATCACCAGCCAGAAAGAGGTTCCTGTACAACAAGATATCGCCTGCAATCTGTCCTTTTCCAAGATAATACCCGTGGAGAAACAGGAGGAAGGGTATAAGCAGGCGCAGGTAGTGAAATTATTTCTTGCACCGGAGGTCAATGTAAAACAAGGTTCAAAGATTGTGGTGACACAAAATAAGGTGACGGAGGTCTATAAGATGAGTTCTCTTTCTGCAGTTTATACAAGTCATCAGGAAATTGTACTTGATGCATGGGAAGGGTGGACATAATGGGGGGAAGCTTTGATTTTAGGCAGTTTGAACAGTTTACAAAGGATTTGGAGCGGCTGGCCAAAGAAAATACAAATCAGTTGTTTCAGGACGCAGCAAAGGAACTGGCAGGCAGGCTCCTTACACTTGCAATCAAGAATACTCCAGTCGGTGATTATCCAGCGGAAAGCGGCATGGTTGGTGGGACGCTCCGCAGGGGCTGGACTTCCCAAAGCCATGAACAGGCGTTCCACGACAGAGCAAACAAGCCCACAGCAAAGGATGTTCAGGCATTTCTTGATACCCTGCAGATCAGTTATACAGGGGATGCATATATTATAGAAGTGGAGAATCCTGCAGACTATGCGTCCTATGTGGAAAGCGGACATAGGACGGTTAATCATAAAGACTGGGTAGATGGCAAGTTCATGATGAGGGAGTCTGTAGAAGAACTTAAAAAGATTGCACCTAAGGTTCTTGAAAGAAAGATAGGACGTTTCTTAAGGGAGTGTTTGCATGATTAATAGAATTGTTGAAGCAATAAGTCTTGCCCTGAATAATGAGTTTGGGGACGGTTATAAAATTTATACCGAGGAAGTGACACAGGGCATGGAAAATCCCTGTTTTTTTATTCTTTGCAGAACTCCTAAGAATACCCAGTTTTTTAATAAGAAGTATTTCAGGTCTAATATGTTCTGCATTCAGTATATTCCTTCCTCGGAGAATGTTAAAACGGAATGTAATGCAGTGACAGAACAATTGTTTCAGTGTTTGGAATATTTATGGATTGATGGTTCACTGATCAGAGGAACGAAAATGGAACCTGAAATGAAGGACGGGATTTTGTTCTTTTTTTTAAATTATGATTTTTTTGTATATAAGAAAGAAGAAACGGAAACAATGGGGGCTCTTTCAGAGCATATTGATGCGAAAGGATAGGTGAAAAGATGGCTGCAAGAAAAAGTACTGCTGCAGGTGAAGTAAAGGAAAAAGAAGAAAGGTATACCTTATCACAGTTACTTGCCGCAGAAAAATTCAGTAATAGGAAAGATCTGCTTAAGGCGCTTCTTTCTGATGAAAGGCAGTACTCAATTAGTGAGGTTGAACAAAAAATAGAAAAATTTATGAAAGGAAAGGTGAAGTAAGATGGCTTTAGGAGGAGGTACATTCAGTGTACAAAATAAGGTTATTCCCGGAGCATATATTAATTTTGTTTCGGCAGCTGCTGCAAACATTGCTTTATCTGGAAGAGGGATTGCAACAATGCCTCTTATTCTGGACTGGGGAGTGGAAGAAAAGGTTTTTGAGGTGACTGGTGAGGAGTTTAAAAGCAGCAGTCAGAAGATATTCGGATATCATTATACACATTCAAAAATGAAGGGATTAAGGGACCTGTTTCGCAATACCGAACTGTTATATGCATATCGCTTAAACAGCGGAGGAGAGAAGGCTGCTAATGCTTTTGCGACAGCGCTTTATAGTGGCACAAGAGGAAATGATCTGAAAATCATTATTCAGAAGAATGTGGATGATAACACGTTGTTTGATGTGAAAACCATCCTGGATACTGTTGTTGTGGATGAGCAGACAGTTGCAAGCGCAGCAGAGCTGAAGACAAACAACTATGTAGAATTCAAAGCAGACGCTGAACTTGCGGTGACAGCGTCCACACCTCTTGAAGGAGGAACAAACGGTGAAGTGGATGGCGCTTCCCATCAGTCATATCTTGATAAGATTGAAGGATACAGCTTTAATGCTATGGGTGTTGAAACGACAGAAGATACCATTAAGTCATTGTATTGTGCATTTACGGAGAGAATGCGTGAGGATATGGGGGTCAAGTTTCAGACGGTTCTCTATCAGAAAGCTGCGGATTATTACGGAGTGGTCAATGTGGAGAATAAGGTTTTGGACAGTGGCTTTGGGGAAGCATCCCTTGTATATTGGGTAACAGGGGTAATTGCCGGATGTCAGGTAAACAAATCAAACCAGAATAGAGTTTATGATGGAGAGTTTGAGGTTGAAACTAAAATGACCCAGTCCCAGTTAGCAAGAGCATTAAAGGAAGGTAAATTCGTACTGCACAGAGTAGGAAGTGATGTCCGTGTGCTGGCAGATATCAACAGTATGGTTAGTGAAAAGGAAGCCTGCGGGGAGGTTTTCAAGGAAAACCAGACTATCAGGGTAATTGATCAGATTGCAAATGATATTGCAGTACTGTTCAATACTAAATATCTGGGCGTGGTACCGAACGACAATGCAGGACGGATTTCTCTATGGTCGGATATTGTGAAGCATCATAAACAATTGAGTGATATCCGTGCGATAGAGAATTTTGAAGATACAGATGTTACTGTATCGCAGGGCGACACGAAAAAGTCGGTTGTGGTAGCAGATGAGATTACTGTTGTAAATGCAATGGACAAGCTTTACATGACGGTTACTGTTTCTTAGGGAGAGGAGAATAGAGATGCTTAATAATGTTATTATGAAAGCAAGTGATACACTCAGCGCAGCGCTTGCGGAATGTTATGCAACTATTAATGGAAGACGTTACAATTTTATGCAGGCAATCAGCCTTGAAGCAAAATTTGAAAAGAATAAAACGAAGGTTCCGATTTTAGGAAAGACGGGAAAAGGAAATAAGGCAACCGGATGGAGCGGATCAGGCAGTGCAAAGTTTCACTTTAATACCAGTATTTTCAGGCAGATGATGCTGGAGTATAAGAACACTGGAAAAGATCTGTATTTTGAGATGCAGATTACAAATGAAGATCCTACTGCTACAGTCGGAAGGCAGACATTAATTCTTATGGACTGCAATATTGACGGAGGAGTATTGGCAAAATTTGATGCAGACGGAGAATATCTGGATGAAGAAATGAACTTTACGTTTGAAGATTTCTCCATGCCGGAAACCTTTGCGGAAATGAACGGGTTTGTAACTAATTAATGACGCAGGAAAGGTAATTTATTCGTGACAGGTCATGCTTCTTTGTATATAATGTATACATAGGGGGTGACCTGTTATGGATGAACTTTTATTGGTAATAGTTCTGAGTTCTTTGGTTAGCTTTTTCGGAGGATGCATTTATATGGTCTGGGTGACAGGAAAGGCTTGGAAAGAGAGGAAAAAGCAAAGAAAACAGGATAAGGCAAACGGTATCAAAAGATTTTCTGCGATTGCACACGTAGAGGGACTGGGAGTTGTGGAAAATACTCAATGTTCTGTAGTGCTTGACCCCTCTAACTTAGTGATCAGCTGTATCGGAAAGGAATATACACTTCCATTAAAGAGAATTGCATATGTTGATTTTATTGCTGATACAAATAAAATTCGTTATCTGCAAAGCAGTATGGCAAGGGGAATTGCAGGAGCAGCGTTGTTTGGTGTAAGCGGAGCTGTTATAGGTTCAACGCCCAAATCGAAAGTAGAGAATGAAGCAATAGGCTATGCAGTTATTGGATACCGGGATGTGGGAGGAAAGGAAGAGGTGATTATTTTAAAGGATCAGTCACCTAATTCTTTCATATGCAGTCAACTAGTAAAAGCATTGACCCCCTGTGTCCGTACCCAGATAGAAAAAGTAAATTTATAACAGAAAAGATTTTTCATACATGGAGCTGGCTGAAAGTCAGCTCTTTTTGCATGCAAAAAAGGAGGAAAACAAGATGTCAAAATTTGCAAAATTTATGAAAGCCAACAAGGTAGTTAAGGAAAATGAGCAGCACGCAGTGACCAGATCACTTTGTGATGAGAAGGGAGAGCCACTGCTTTGGGAGTTCCGTCATATGACTTCCAAGGAAAATGAGGATTTAAGAGAAGGATGCATGTTTGAGGTGCAGGTGACAGGCAAGCCCGGAGTATACCGTCAGAAATTAAAAACTAACGAGTATATCAGAAAAATGGTAACTGCATCAATAGTAAGTCCTGATCTGTTTGACGTAGAACTTCAGGACTCTTACGGGGTGAAAACACCAGAGGATTTATTACTTGCTATGGTGGATGACCCCGGGGAGTACAGCGATCTCGTAGCGTATGTACAAAAATTTCAGGGTTTTGATACCACCTTTAATGAAAAGGTGGATGAAGTAAAAAACTGATTGAGGAGGGCGACTGGGAAGCAAATTTTGCGTACTATGCCCTCATGAAACTACATATGCTTCCATCTGTGTTTTTAGAATTAGATGAGCAGGAAAAAGCATTTGTGGTGGCAGCTATTGAAATTAAGTGCAAGAATGACAAGAAGGAACGACAACGAATAGAAAATATGAAGGTAGGGAGGTGAGCAGGAAATGGCATCCATTATGACAAGCATTGAACTTCAGGACAAATTTAGTACAGTTGTCTATGGAATGATCAGAGCTGCTAATTTAAGTATAGGTGCAATGTATGATATGCGGGAGGCTGTAGGAGGAGATGTTGATACGTCAAGTCTTGAAGGTGCCAAGGAACATCTCGACCAGGCTACACTTGCGGCTAATCAGCTAAAAAATGCATTGCGGGATATGGAAGTATTTGACATAAGTGTAAATACAGTTCAGACGGGCCAGCTGTCAAAACCGGCATTGCCTGCCCCTGCTGACCCGATTAGTTTTGATCATGCCAGTCTGCAAAATTTTGAACAGGGTATTGAACGTGTTCATCAGCAGATGGAGCTCATCATAAGGAAACAGGAGGATATTGCAGCACTTGCAGAAAATACGGATATAGTATCACCGGATACCATGCAGGAGATGGAGCAGATATCGGCAGAAATAGAAGCTGTTGAAAATCAGGTTTCTGCACTGTCAAAACAGCAGATTAACATAGGAACCAACAAAGCAAATACACAAATGCAGCAGTTAAAAGAACAGATACAGCAGGCAATGCAGGTACAGCAGGGCCTTACCCGTGCCATGAGCGGTATGGACATATCAGATATCAACTCTGACTACATTCAACTTGCTGATAACATTGCAGCAGCGCAGGATTGTATCAGACAGAACACGCAGGAACAGGAAAATTTCAATCAAACCATTAACCAAGGAACGACTAATGCCAATAATCTGATGCAGACTCTAAAAAGGATGGTGGCAGCTTATGTCAGTATTCAAAGTCTGCAGAGGGTAATAGGGCTTTCGGATCAGCTGGCATCTACAAATGCTAAGCTTGACATGATGAATGATGGATTAAGGACAACGGAAGAACTCCAAAATCTAATTTATGTGTCAGCACAAAGATCCAGAGGTTCTTACCTTGATATGGCCAGTTCGGTAGCAAAACTTGGAAATCTTGCAAAGGATGCTTTTGGGTCAACGGAAGAGGTTGTTGCATTTTCGGAGCAGTTAAACAAGCAGTTTATTCTGGCAGGAGCATCAACCTCTGAGATAAAGAATGCTACATTACAGTTGACGCAGGCTTTATCATCAGGTGTTTTGCGGGGTGATGAGCTAAACAGTATTTTTGAACAGGCGCCTACCATTATTCAGTCCATTGCAGACTACATGGGAGTACCTATCGGGCAGATCAGGGAGCTGGCATCCCAAGGTGAGGTCACGGCAGATATTGTAAAAAATGCCATGTTTGCTGCAGCGGATGAGACAAATGCCAAGTTTGAGAGTATGCCGAAAACTTTTGAACAGATTGGCCAGTCTATTCAGAATACAGCTATTATGGCTTTTGAACCGGTGCTTACCAGATTAAATGAGGTTGCAAATAGTGAAAGGTTCAACGAAATGGTAGACGGTCTTATACAGGCACTTGTAACACTGGCCAATATCGCAGTAAATGTATTTGATTTAATGGCTGTCGCCGCTGGATTTGTAGCTGATAATTGGTCAATATTAAGGCCTGTAATTTATGGAGTGATAGCTGCATTAGCAGTATATTATGGCTGGCAGGTGGCTCTAAAAGCGATAGAAAAAATAAGCTATGCGCTTCATCTGGCACAGGCAGGGGCTATGATGGTCCATGCAGCGGTAACGGGCACTCTCACAAAAGAGACAGCCCAACTGATTGCAACACAAATGGGATTGAATGCAGCTCTGTATGCCTGCCCTGTAATGTGGATTATTTTACTTATCGTAGCGCTTATTGCAGTAATCGGAGGAGCTATTGTTTCCATGAACAAGTTTGGTGATGAATCCACATCCGCAATAGAAAAGGTATGCGGTGCTTTTGCAGTGGCTGGAGCCTTTATCGGAAATATATTCATATCGCTGATTAACTTTATTATTGACAGCTTTGTGAACCTGTGGAATTTTATAGCATTGTTTGCTAACTTTTTCGCCAATGTGTTTACGGATCCCGTTGGAGCAGTTGCAAGGCTTTTCTTTGGCTTTATTGATTTGATACTGGCAGGAATTGAAGCACTGGCATCAGTTGTGGATCTGCTTTTCGGAACAAGTCTTGCTGAGTCTGTGGCCGGATGGCGTACAGATCTTGACAGCTGGGTATCAGAAAAGTTTGGCGAAGGTGAAGTGGTCATGGAAAAGAGAAATGCCAGGGACTACTATATCGAAGGCTTTAACTATGAAGATGCATGGAATAAGGGCGTTGATTTTGGGGGAAGGTTTGGAGGAAACTCTGATATTCCCAGTGCAGAACAATATGAGGATTTTGATTATAGCAGCTATCTGACGGATATTTCAGATAATACGGAGGATATCAAGGATGAGTTGGGAATTACAGAGGAGGATCTGAAATACCTTCGGGATGTTGCAGAACAGGAGGCAGTGAACAGGTTTACTACTGCTGCAATCACGATTGAGCAGACGAACCATAATACTGTTTCGGGCAATATGGATCTGGACGGAGTAATTACAGGCCTTACGGATGCGGTAAATGAGGCAGCAGAAATAATTACAGAAGGAGTGCATTAATTATGTCGCAAGGCGGATATGATTTTTATCTGGATAAATGTATGCTGCCTATCGCACCGGGCAAGCTGCAAATAAGTATAAAGAATGAAAATAAGACAATTACACTGATTAGTGAAGGCCAGGTAAATCTTCTTAAGGCAGCAGGCCTGACTGATATTGAATTTGAGTGTCTTATTCCACAGGTGCAGTATCCTTTTGCTGTTTATCCTTCGGGATTTCAGGGAGCAGGCTATTATCTGGAGTATTTTGAGAAATTAAAGACTGGTCAAAAACCGTTTCAATTTATAGTTACCAGAAAAATGCCTAACGGGTCTTCGCTGTTTGGGACAAATATTAAGGTGTCAATGGAGGATTACCGTATTACAGAGGATGTGGGAGAGGGATTTGATCTGACAGTTAAAATCAGGCTTAAGCAGTACCGTGAATATGGAACGAAAAGTGTTTCGGTAAAAGGGGCTGTAACCAATACAGCGACAAATGGCGCCGCTGCTTATACAGTAAGTGTAGAACAGACCAGATCACGGGAAAGTGCACCGGTAACAAACAAAGTCAGAAGCTATGTTGTCCGTCCTAATGATACGCTTTTTGGAATTGCCAAGAAGATGTATGGAGACGGATCGCTATGCGGAGTTATTTATTCACTCAATCGGGATGTAATAAAAGGAGGAATATATGACATTCAGCCGGGGCAGGTTCTGAGGCTTCCGGCAATATAGAGGAGGTCAATATGGAGATAGAACTTTATATTACAGGAGAAAGCGGCGAAGAGATTTATCTTCCGGCGGTGGAGGAAGGGATTGAGTGGTCAACAGAAAGATGGGGAGTTCCTGGAAAGCTGACCTTTAAGGTTCTGGCAGATGACAGGTTAAAGTTTTCAGAAGGGTCAGCAGTACAACTGAGAGTTGGCGGTGTTGGGATTTTTTTTGGATTTGTGTTTACACAGAAAAGAGACAGGGAAAACAGGGTGTCGGTTACAGCATATGACCAGTTGAGGTATTTAAAAAATAAAGATACCTATGAGTATGAAAATCAAACTGCCTCCCAATTGATTAAGATGATTATAGCAGATTTTGCTTTAAATGCCGGTGAGATTGAAGATACTGGTTATGTGATTGCGTACAAATCTGAATCAGACCACACGCTTTTTGACATTATTCAGAATGCGCTGGATATTACGTTGGTAAACAGCAGAAATATGTATATTCTATATGATGATTTTGGAAAGCTGACAGTAAAAAATGTCGCCAATATGTATGTACAGAATGATAATGGCTCCTATCTGATGATTGATGAGGATACCGGACAGAATTTTGAATATACGTCTTCCATTGATACCAATACATATAACAAAGTTAAGCTGATTTATAATAATGAGGAAGCTGGCAAGAGGGAAGTGTATATTGCGCAGGATAGTTCCAATATGAATAAATGGGGAATACTGCAATATCACGATACGATTTCCGAGGGCGAAAATGGGGAAGCAAAAGCAGATGCGCTTCTTTCCCTTTATAATAAAAAGACCAGAAATTTGAGAATATCAAATGCGTTTGGGGATGTAAGGGTCAGGGCAGGAAGTATGCTGGTGGTAAATCTCAATCTTGGAGATACCAAGGTGGAAAATTTTATGCTTGTGGAAAGCGCAAAGCATATGTTTCGTAACGGAGAACATTTTATGAATTTGAATTTGAGGGGAGGAGAGTTTATTGCCTGATGCTACAGAATTAGTAAAAATAATTAAGAAGGCTGCTTTAGAAGCAATACTGGCATCTGATCCGGTGAATATTTTATTCGGAGTGGTAGTAGAAGAAAAACCGCTAATGATTGATGTGGAGCAGAAAATGAAATTGAAAGAAAAGCAACTGGTTTTGTCAAGAAATGTTACGGATTTCAAAACGGAGGTATCGGTAGATACCGGGACAGATGAAGCATTAGAAACACACAGCCATGAATTAACAATCGGAATAGAACCGGCAGGAGAACCGCTGCACCTGCATGAAACCGTATGCAGCATTGAGACAAAAGAGCTACGTCATTCCCACAAGCTCAAGAAGCGGATGGAAGTCACCATACATAACAGGTTGGCGGTTGGTGATAAGGTTATCCTGCTTCGGAGTCAGGGCGGTCAAAAATATCTGGTGGTGGACAGGATAGGATGATACCCAAAAGCGCAGCGATATTAGGACAGAATTTTACCATTGAAGAACAGCCAACCTATACTTATGAAATGACGCCGGAAACGGGTCAGATCAGGGGATATGTAGACGGTATCAAAGCTATGGAGCAGGCAGTATACAAAATACTTTCTACTGAAAGATACCGTTATATCATTTATTCGTGGAATTACGGAATTGAACTGGAGGATTTATTTGGGCAGCCGGTATCTTATGTATGCCCGGAATTGGAGCGCCGGATAAAGGAAGCGCTGCTTTGGGATACGCGGATAGAAAATGTAAGTGATTTTCGGTTTGATACGTCGAAAAAGGGAACCGTACATGCGTATTTTGTAGTAAATACAATTTTTGGTGATATCGAAGCGGAAAAGGAGGTGAGTATCTGATGTTTGAGGATTTAACTTATGAAGGGCTTTTGAAGAGAATGCTTGGCAGGGTATCCAATAAATTTGATAAGAGGGAAGGATCTGTAATCTGGGATACGCATTCGCCTACTGCAATTGAACTTAAAAATTTGTATATTGCACTGGATTCCATTATACAGGAAGCATATGGGGATACTGCCACAAGAGAATTTCTGATACTCCGATGCAAGGAGAGGGGAATTACTCCATATGATGCTACACATGCCATTTTAAAAGGTGAATTTATTCCTGAAAGCATAGACGTTACGGGCAAACGTTTCAATATCGGGCAAATCAATTATATTGTCACGGAAAAAATATCGGATGGAATATATAAGGTTCAGTGTGAAACAGAAGGCGAGGAAGGAAACCGGTATCTGGGAAGCATGACGCCTATTGAGTATGTAAATGGACTCGAATCCGCAGAGCTTACTGAGGTATTGATCCCCGGAGAGGATGAGGAAGGAACAGAGGAATTAAGACAGCGGTATTTTGCGTCTTTTGAAGAAAATGCTTTTGGAGGAAATGTCAAGGACTATCTGGAAAAGACAAATGCAATTGCCGGGGTAGGGTGCACTAAGGTGACAAGGGTATGGAATGGAGACATACGCCCTGCCGATATGCTTCCATCCGTTTCTGTGGATAATTGGTATAAAAATGTGCTGACATCACTTCCAGATACAGTAAAAATTTGGCTACAGACAGTTTACAGGGCAGCTAAAGAAAAGAAACTTACAACAGGCGGAACAGTGCTGCTTACTATTTTAAATTCAGAGTTTGATATTGCCAGTGAGGAGCTTGTGGAAACGGTGCAGGAGGCTATTGACCCGGAGCAGTGTGCAGGGGAGGGTTATGGCATTGCACCAATTGGACATGTTGTAAGTGTAAAGAGCGCAGAAGGCATCAGGATTGTTGTAAAAACTAAAGTAACCTTTGAGGGCGGATATAACTGGACGGGGCTTAGAACCCAGATAGAGAGTGCTGTAAGTGGTTATTTTGCAGATTTGAGGCGTGAGTGGGCAGAGACAACAGCATTGGTTGTAAGAATTAGTCAGATAGAGACCAGAATTCTCGGAATTAGAGGAATAGTTGATGTGGAGGATACAATGTTAAACGGACATGGCGAAAATTGTACTTTAGGACCATATGAAGTGCCGGTATTTGGGGGTGTGTCCGAATGATCAGAGAGGTAGACTTATTATCTTATCTTCCTCCATATTTGCAGGAGTTTAAAGAAAACCGAGAGACTTTAAAGGCAGAGGATCCGGAATTTGTTCTGGTCTGGCATGGCGCTGACAGAGTGCTGAAAAATGAATTTATAGAAACTGCTGACGAATATGGCATATCCAGATTTGAAAGCATTTTGAAGATAACACCTTTTGCGGGAGATACGCTTGAGTTTCGAAGGCAGAGGGTGTTTTTAAGATGGTTTAATAAAACTCCATATACGTTTCGTGTCTTTGTAGAAAGACTGGCCGCAATATGCGGGGACAGTAATTTCTCTGTTACAAAGGACTTTGAAGAAAGGTATAGGATTGACATCACAGTCAATCTGGAGAGACCGGGACTGGTAGATGAAGTTGACCGGCTGATTAAAGAAATGATGCCCTGTAATATGGTAGTGGTTTCCCTTAATAAATTACCATGCCCTTCAAGGGGTGTTATCTATGCAGCCGGGGCAGTTTGTTATGTAGAACAGATAGAAATTGCAGATGAAGGAATTAAAACAGAAGTGGTGCCTTATGAAATCAGTGCTGATGGTTACTCAGTTGGAGCAGTTGGTCATATGGAACATATTGAAATAACGGATGGAACAACATTGTAGGAGGAGATAATAAAATGGCAATTTTTTCAAAACTTGTTACAACAGAAAAGGGATTGGCTCTGATAGCCAAGATGCTTGCCAGTGAGAACAAGATTGTATTTACAAGGGTGTGTACATCAGATACAGAGTATACATTGGAAGAACTGGAAAGCATGGAGGAACTTATGGGTACCAAACAGACAAGCAGTGTTTCTAAGGTATCCCGTACTAGTGATATTGCAGTCAAGGTAGAAGCTGTATTTACCAATACGGAATTGACAGAAGGGTATTACATGCGCACGGTTGCTCTGTATGCACAGGATGGCAATGGTGGAGAAATTCTCTATGCGGCGGCAGTAGAGACATCAGGAAACTGTTATATGCCAGCTTTTGGAGGTGTTACGGTATCCGGGGCCTATATTCAACTTGTAACCACAGTAAGCAATGCGGAAAATGTGACTGTTGAGGTGGATAATTCGGTATTTGCTACAATTGGAAATATTAAAGATTTACAGGAGCAGATTGACGCAGTTCGTGGATTGACAGATAGTATGGCAACCGCAGTGAATGTTCATGCGGCTAAATTTGAGCGTTTGGACAAAATCGGATCCAGAGTAATTACCAGAGAAATTAGAGAAGCTATACAATGTACTCATTCAAATGTTTTTGATGTGTGTTCTTTCAGCTGTGAGGATCTTGGAGCAGATGATGACCAGATATACTATTTGTATGTTTTAAAAGGCAACTTAGAGACTACGGATTTTCATACGGATCCTGCAGGAGTTTATGAAGGTACCATATATGTTAATATGTCGCTTGGTTATAATACAGTTGGAAGTGCATTGGGCACCTGGGTGCCAATAGTCAGGGGGGTGGCAGGGGCTTATACCTCTACGCCGGTAACTTTATTGATAATTGGAGGTCCGCCATCAAAGTTTAACGGGTTGTCTATTAAAATACAACCGTTTCTTTATAAGCAGAATGAAAATAAGGCTCCAGTGGATTTTGAAGGAACTTTTAATTTACATACGTCTTACATGGAACTGAATGTATATAAACTTGGAGGTCTTCTTAGTACAATTGGAGGATCAGGAACAGTTGAAGGGGGAAGCGGTGGAACCAATAACTATAATGCACTTGTCAATAAACCTTCTATTAACAATGTTACGCTTCAAGGGAATTTAACCTCAGCGCAATTAGGAATAGAAGGAGGTTCCGGGGGTACTTTGGAAATGACTTATGAAGAGGCATTAGCAATACTGAATGAAGAGGAGGGGCAAAATGAGTAGACCGATATTAAAAGCAATAAAAGATTGGTGTGTGGGAAAGTTTCAATTAAAAGGTGATTATGCTTTAAAAAGTGAGCTGCCTGCAAGAGTAGGTCAGTTAGAAAATGATAGTGGTTTTCTGACAGAAATACCAGAAACGTATGCTGCTAAATCAGACATACCAACAGGTTTAAATGAGCTGGAAAACAACATGAATTTCAAAGGAATTGTTTTTATGACAGAGGAACCGGAAACGATAGAAAATGACCAAATTGTTATGGTTTATGAGCAGGTGTAAAAGTATGGGAATAAAATTTAAAGTAAATAATGAATTGAAAGAGCCTATTAACATAGTAGTGGGTGTTGAGGGCCAAAAAAGAAATGTTGTTTCTGTGATTGCTGGAAAAGCAGGCGAAAAGAAAGTTATATGGAAAAGAAATTCAGGAGGTAATGTGAAAAACGGGCGTTTTGTCTGCGTAAGAGACCGTGGAAAGAGCTACTACAGCACAGACGGGGAAACATGGATAGCTATGAAAGACTTGGCAGATAAAATTTATAATGGAGTAACCTATGGAAACGGACGTTTTGTATGCGTTGGAGAAGGTGGAGCGAGCTACTACAGCGTAGATGGAGAAACTTGGACAGCCATGACAGGCTTGGCAGAAAGCAATTCCAAGATAGGGTTAACATCTATTTTTTATTATGGAGTAACATATGGAAATGGACGTTTTGTCTGTGTAGGAAAGGGTGGAGCGAGCTACTACAGCGTAGATGGAGAAACTTGGACAGTCATGACAGGCTTATCTAGTTTCTATTATTCAAGTGGGCAGAAGTTTTATTTTTATTATGGAGTAGCTTATGGAAATGGGCGTTTTGTCTGTGTTGGAAGTAGCGGACACAGCTATTACAGCACGGATGGAGAAACATGGGTATCTATGACGGGCTTGGCATCTGGCGATTATCATGGAGTAGCTTATGGAAATGGGCGTTTTGTCTGTGTTGGAAGTAGCGGACACAGCTATTACAGCACGGATGGAGAAACATGGGTAGCCATGACAGGCTTGGCGAGTACTTATTATCGGGGTGTAACTTATGGAAATGGACGTTTTGTCTGTGTAGGCTATAGTGGAAAGAGCTATTACAGTACGGACGGGGAAATATGGATAGCTATGACGGGCTTGGCATCTGAAACTTATAATGGAGTAACCTATGGAAACGGACGTTTTGTCTGTGTAGGAAATAATAGCAAGAGCTATTACAGTACGGATGGGAAAACATGGACAGCCATGTTAGGCTTAACAAGTAATTGTGCTGGAGTAGCCTTCAATATCGATGGAGGTTATGATAATTCAGTTTAAAAATACAATTTGGTGGAGTATAGAAGCCGGTTAAGGAGAAATTCTTGCCGGCTTTTATATTGAAAAAAATGGAAGGAGGTACAAGCCAATGCCGGACAACAATTTTGAACGTGAAGTTTTAGACCGATTGATTAAGATCGAAGCAAAACTTGAAAGCTGGGATAGCAGTAAAAAACAGATTTATGACAATCAGCGTGAGATCATTCACATCAAGGAGCAGACCGAACAGCAGCAGAGAGATATTGACGAATTGCGGGATCGTAACAAGTGGCTTGGTCGCACTACGACAGGAGCGGCGATATCTGCATTGGTATCAGCGGTTATTGCTGCAGCTCTTGCGGTGTTGCAAATGGGAGGCTGAGGAAGAATGGAAAGGCTGATTTTCAGAAGAGGCTTTACAGATAAGTTGTATTATTACAATTTCCGTATGGTATGGGGATTTGTATGGGGCTGCTTTATCCTAAATGCGCTTAGTGGTTATCTGGGGATTACAGACTTAGCAATTGTAAATATAGGTATACCGGCAGCCTTTGGAGAACTTGGGTTGCACACGGGTTTTATTGTCTGGAAAGCCAAGGTAGAAAATTGCAGAAAAAATAAGGATAAATCAAGGTTAACAGAATTGGAGGAAATTGAGTTATGAAGATTATGAATTGGATGGTAGAAAATTGGTTTTTATTAGTTGTGCTGGCAGCAGTGTTAGGTGTATCTGTATTGGCATTGTATCGGTTTGCTGGGCTTCCTACCAAAGAGCAGGTGGCAAAGATTAAAGAGTGGTTAATCTGGGCGTGCATTGAAGCGGAAAAGGAGCTGCAAAGCGGTACCGGACAGTTAAAGCTCCGGCAGGTATACGATATGTTCTGTGCGGTGCCGGCGTTTTCCAGTGTGGCAAAGTTCATATCCTTTGAAACTTTTGAGGGATGGGTTAAGGAAACGCTCAAAACAGCGAAGGAAATGCTTGCCAAGAATGAAAAGCTGGCTATGTATGTATATGGAGAGAATGCACATGAAGAGGTTGAAAAACTTAAGGAGCAGCTTGGGAAAAGTAATAGCAATTAGCATAGTTGTAGGTTTTGTGATAGCTGTTGTATTGTCACAGTTTATTTTGGCTTTTTACATAGTCGCATGTGAGGATGCAACAGCTATTGAAAGATATCTGGATGAAGAACCGGAGGAGAGTATAAGAGGTGGCTATTGATGAAAGGAATAGATGTTGCAAAATGGAATGGCATTATTAATTGGCTTCTGGTAAAGAATGCGGGGGTTGAATTTGCCATTCTGAAAGTAATAAATAAGAGATGCATAAAGGAAGATGCTTTTGAAAGGAATTATGTTGGAGCATTGGCACAGGGAATACCGATTGATGTATATAATTATTCCTATGCAACA